AGGAATTCAACACCCAGAGATTGCATGGAAGGTCGGAATGACACGGCCCTCGCGCGCGTACGCGAGACACTCTGAAGATGCGGCCCTGAATGCATCGCACATGAGGCACCTCAAAACGTGTCATTCCCACCTTCCATCCAGCATCGAAGATATCCACTCCTCTGAACTCAAAGGGTAAATTGGATTTTGGCGATGGAAAGTCGATGGAAAGTCGTTGGAAGGCGTGGAAGGTGAATAAACAAGGGGATTTAATGTCGGGGGGGGTGGCGGCTCCGGCGAAGCGGGGGCGGCCCAAGGGGTCGACCAACCGACGGGCGAAGGATCTGCAGGGGTTCATCTCGGCGAAGTATGGGGCCAGCGCTGCCCAGCAGTCGGCGGCCTTGTGCATGGTGACGCCGGCTGAACTGAAGGCGGCCGGCGGATCGATGGCGAAGGCGCGGGTGAACAAGGCCCTGGAGCTGGTCCAGCACGTGCGCAAGGCGCAGGAGGGTCGGGACGACTGGCTAAGACAGGTCGTGCGCGAGGAGCTGCGCGGCCTGGCTGGGGAATTGCCGGACGATCTGGCCCGGGCCATAGAGCGATCGATCAAGCGGATCGGTGAGGCCGCGGCGGGGTTCGGTCTGAAGGATGCGCTGAAGATGATCGGCGACGAGCTGGCGGACCTGTTGCCCTACACGGACCAGCGCCAGCCGCTGGCCATGGAGGTGAAGGGGCAGGGCGTGGCGCCGTCGGTCGTGGTTCAGGTCGAGGGCTATGCTCAGGCCATGCCGTCCGAGGCGACCGACGCTGAATTCATTGAGGTTTTCAGCGTGGGCGAGGGGCAAGTCGCACAGTCCAAGTCGCACGAAGGGCAACAGGTCCTTGAATTCGTTGACGAACCAGACGCCAGCGCCGCTGATTGAAAATCAGAGGCGGGGTCGGCGGCATCGACCCCCCTTGGGGTCGACCCACCCCCACCCCCGAAATTTTCCCGCGCGGATCTCCCCTGGGGGGGCCTTTCCGGCGGGCAACCGCCTGCAGGCCGATCTTATGCAACGGTTCGTCGCCCGGAACAAACTCAGCGCTGAAAAGGGTCGGGGTAGGGGAGTGAGCCGGTGAATGTGAAAAAGTCGACGGCGTGGAAGCCGGCTGGACCCAAGGCGCAAGCCTATGGTCAGAGCCGGGCGGATCTGGCCCTGATCGTGGGGCCGACGGGAGGGGGAAAGACGACCGAGACGGTCCGTCGCATTCTCCGCGCTGCGCAATGGCAGGATCGTAGCCCGATCGACGGCCTGCGCAAGTGCCGAATTGTGGTGATCTGCACGACCTATCGCCGCCTCTGGGACCAGTTCACCCCCAGCTACTTCAAGGAAATCGACAAGGAGTGGGGCACGAAGGGGCCTGGCGGCGGATCGGGCTTTACCGGGGCCAAGGGCGACCCCTGGGATCACAACTTCACCATGACGTGCCCGGACGGGACCACGGCCTATATCGAGGTCAAGGGCCGCGCGGTGGGTGAAAGCGACCTGGAGGACTTCTTTCGGGGCCTGGAGGCCACGGCGTTCATCATCCCCGAGCTGGACACCCACGAGACGGTGGACATTCTGGCGGGCGCGCAGAACCGCGTGGGGCGCTATCCGGAGCCGGATGACCGCCCGGAGCCCGTACCGGGCCGCCCGGCCGCCTATGCCGGCGTCTGGGCCGACAGCAACGCCCCTGTGATCGGGTCCTGGTTCCACAAGCGCTTCTACATCACGCCGGAGGAGGGCGACGAAGTGTTCATCCAGCCCAGCGGCCTGTCGCCCCTGGCGGAAAATCTGGACAACTTGCGCAAGATCAATCCGGACTACTATCAGGCCCTGGCCAAGCGGATGAAACAGCCCTGGGCGATCCGGCGGTTTGTGGAGAACAAGCCGGGATACACCCGCCACGGCCAGCCTGTGCATGAACACTTCGATGCCGAGCGCATGGTGGTCAAGCGCGCCATCCTGGCGGAGCCGGGCCACCAGATCGTGGTCTGCGCCGACGCCGGCGCCACCCTGAACCCGGCGGCGCAATTCATTCAGCGGGTGAACGGCCAGCTCCGCGTGCTGGCGGAAATCCTGCCGCCGATGGACCTGGTGCAGTTCGCCGGCGAGATCAAACGGGTGCGCGAAACCCGGTTTGGAAACCTCGCCGAGGTGGTGATCGTGGTGGACCCGTCAGCGCGGGCGCGGTCGGTGATGAACGCGCAGCTCTCGTTCGCGCAGATCCTGAGCCACTACACCGGGCTGGAGGTGCTGCTGGCCCCGTCGAACGACCCCAAGGTGCGGCGCACGGCGCTGAGCCAGGTGTTCCAGCGCAATGTGCTGGGCGGCGAGCCGGCGTTCCTGATCGGCAACAACTGCCCGGGCACGATCGAGGCCCTGTCCGGCGGGTTCCGGTTCAAGCGCACCGGCGACAAGCTGTCGCCGACGCCGGAAAAGAACATTCACAGCCACCCGGCGGAGGCCATCGAATATGGCGCGCTGGGGATCGAAGGGCTGGGACTGGGCGGCGGGTTTATCCACGAGGACGGCGGGCGGGGGCAGTCTGAGACCCTGAACACGATCCTGCAGGAGTAGGCCCACATGAGGGTTCAAGTCACGCCGTACAAGGCGCGGGGATACCGGCAGATCACGTCGCTGGCGACGATCAAGCGCCTGGTGAATGGCGTTGACGTGAACGGCGTCAATCCGGGTATTCCAGCCGGCGCGGACTACTGCCTGATCCAGTGTTCGGGCGGGGTCGTGCGCTGGAACGATGATGGCCTCGACCCGACGGCCACCAAGGGCATGCGCCTGCTGGACGGCGGGGAGATGCTGTACCAGGGCAATAACCTGGGCGCGCTGGAGTTCATCCAGGAGAGCGGCACGGCCGTCCTGAACGTGGCCTACTACAGCGATGCGCGGTAGCGCCCGGCAACAACTCCGGCGGCGGCTGGGGGCGGTAGGCGTTCGCGTTTTCAGCGCCGCCGTGGCCGGTCCAGTCGGGCCCAGCGCGAGTTGGAACGGGACGCCCCTTTCCGGCGGCACCCCTCCGACCGACCCCGCGCGCACGACAGCTAAGCCAGCGGCGCATTGGCTAATTCCTTCTGATCGTCGTTTGGTGACCAACCAGGTTATTGGCGTCGATGCTGACGCTGCGGGAGGCATCAACCGAGTTGAATTTTGGGTTGAAGGCACGGTTCGAAATGTCACTACGCGGACAGTTCTTGTCGACACAGACGCCAATGGACTTTCACGAAGCCGCGAGGGCTACTGGATTACTCTCGACGCTATGGCTTTTCGGGCGATCAGCACCACTGGGTCGGCGCGCATCTTCGCTACAGCGGTGCCTAACGACGTGTCGATGCAAAGCCGAGTGATTGGGATTACTTCAGGGAACGCTGCCACCGATAACCTCCGCGGCGACTACGCTATGACGGTCTTTCCGCGCACCGTTGAGAATGACTGGATCAAGACGATTGCTCCGACAGGGGCGGACTACACAACTATTGCATCGGCAATCGCTGCTGCGCGCGCGGCACTGGCCGAAGCTCCGTTGATGACGATCATTACCAGCGGCTCTTACGAGTTGACCAATGCAGCGGACAACTACGCGAACGGCAAGGGCTACGGTACGCTGACCCACGGTGCGAACGTGGTCGCCATGATTGGCCGCGCAGCAGCCTTCACCCCGAACAGTCCGGCCAGTTGGTCGTGGTTGCCCGGATGGGATGGGATGGAGTTCCGGGGGTCGGGCATTGTTTTTGATCAGCGCAATTGGACGACGATGGCTTTTACCGCCAAGCCCGCCTGGTTCAATGGTTGCCGGTTCACCAACAGCATCGGCACTCGCGACACGTTCTATTGGAACGGAAGCATTCATCCCGGCTTCGGTCCTGCGCCTCAATCGGCGCTCTTCAGCTATTGGGATGACGTCTCGACCGAATTTGTGTCGGGGGCCTTGCAGCTTGCCCGCTACGCGCGGGGCAACACGATCCGCTCATCCGTCGGCGACCAATTCAGTGGGTGCCACTACGTTTCAAGAAACACCGTAAGAGATTGGACCGGCGGCGCTTTCCAGCCGGAGGTGGCCTCGCTGCGGGTGCGTTATACCCCGCCGGGAGGCCAGACGACGGCCACAGTATCCAAGACGGGCTCTGGGGCGGGCGGGACCTTTGTGCTCAAGGTGAACGGCGCAACAGTACAGACCTTCAATTTGGGCACCTATGGCGGCGATGCAAACCTGACGATCTCCGACCTCGCGGCGTCCATCAACACCTACGGCAACGGATTTGTGGCGACCGTCCTGAGCACCGCCTATGGCTTAATGCGGGCAGCTTATCTGGGCGGCGACGGCGGTTCATCCAATCCGACCGATGCAAGTTGCTTTAACACTGACCGCGACATCATTGCCGCCATTGGCATACATAGTGACTGGTGGCAGGGCTATAGTGGGTCGAGCACGCGCGAGAACGTGATGCTGGTAGATAACATCTGCCGCAATGCTTTTAACAACAACGCGTTTATTAACAACGATGACGCCGCCAACGGCGGCCAGAGCTGGGATCACATCGTCAAGCGAAATGTCTGGCTGGGGATGACTGGCAACACGGCAGGCGGTGGTGCCGGGCCATCCTACTTCGGCGGTAAAGCGACTGGTGCAAATTCGACCAGTCACTATGTGTTTGAAGCTAACACCATGGAGGCTGAAGTGGTCAGGCGACAAGCAACGCCGTCTGATACTGTCTACTCAAGCTTCAAAAACAACATCGTCTTAAAGAACTACGTCGACACGACAAACCCTTGGGACGCCGTTACGGGCCTGCCGCCGTGGATCAACAATTTTTATATTGTCGGCGGCGCTGGGACGATGAACGCGGGTACAAGCACAGGCAACGTAGCTTTTACTGCTTTGACCTTCGGCGCGTTGTTCCGGGATTATCTGATAGGCGACGTGCGGCCCGCTCTAGCCGGCCCCCTGCTGGCTAACCTGTTCCCGCGCCTTTCGGCATACGATCAGCGCGGCGGAGCCTTTGCAGCGAATGACGTCGCAGGCGCGTGGTCCAAGGATGGCGGTGTCATCGGAACCCAGACGGCGGTTTGGGATGCGGTCGCGGGCGCGGCAGCAGGCACAGGGTCCACCTACAGCACCACCCTGGTGACCAACGACACCGTTGCCAAGGCGGCGGGCGCCAGCACAGAGATTGCCACCTTCCCGTTTCCGCAAAACCAAAGCGGATGGTGGTTCTGGCAGGTCAAGGTTATCGCGGTGCAGGGCGAGAGCTTGTTCGGCGTTTCGGCGGCGGCGAACAGCCAGTATATTGGCAACTTTGGCGCTGATGCCTTTACCCTTGCAATGCGCAAGGATGGTCTGTTCCGGGGGTCATCGCCACCGACCACCCAGATCGCCGTCAATATTGTCAACGGTGACGTCATCGACGTCGTTGTGAACCTGACCACGGCACAAATCTGGTGGTCAAAAGACGGCGTCACCTGGTGGGGCGCGGGCGGTAGTTCGACAAACACGTCGGCTCAGGTCATCAACAGCGTAGGGGGCTGGGATGCAACGAACGATAACCGCGTGCGCTATCCGGCGGTAAGCGGGGTGCCTATGGGAACGATGCAACTCCTGGCAGGCTCCAACACCACGCGGGAGCCGCCGACCTTCCTGATCAGAAAGGTGGCATGAACCAGGCCTGACGCGCCGACTTGGGAGCCTTTATCCACGCCCCCTGATCCCCCCTGATCCTGATCTCATGAGCTTCAAGGTCAAAAGCCCGAAACCCGCGCCGGCGCCTGAGATGCCGGCTCCGGTCGTTGCGCCGGTCAGTCAGCCGACGGATGCGCGCGCGCGTCGCCTGCGAACCGGCGGGCGACAATCGACGTTCCTGGGCGGGGCGGCGTCTTCGGCGCTGGCGGCGCCGCGCGGGAGCCTGACCGGGGCGGCCGGATCGACGGGGATCTGAGAGCATGGCGGTCAAGGTCGAGAAGGCCGACTTCAAGGGCCTGGATCGCCATTTCGATGATCTGCGCCAGACGCGGATCTCGACAGGGCGCGATGCCGAATTTCAACTGATCGCGGACGTGTTCCTGCCGCGCAAGGACTTCATGCTGCCCCAGAAGCCGACGGAGCTTCGGCGCCGGCGGCTGACCAGCTCGGTGCCGGCGGTGCAACTGCGGCGCGGGGCCGGGCTGGGCATGGCCTATGCGATCTCCAACACCCGCCCGTTCATCAAGCCCAATGTGGCGCGCGGCCTGGTGGCGGCGGGACGGCGCACGGAGCTGGAGAGCGAGGCGATCACCTACCTGTCCGACACCGAATGGTCGGTGTTTGACGCGATGATGCTGCCCCAGTCGGGGTTTGTGTCCAGTTCGGCCCGGATGTGGCTGGAGCTGTACGCGTTCGGCACGGCCATCCAGTGGGTGGGCCGGAAACGCGGCTTCGGGGCCAGCTATCAGACGCGCCCGCTGCGCGCCTGCTGGATCGAGGAAGGCGAGGACCAGAAGGTCGAGACGCTGTTTTTCCAGTTCACCCTGCCGCTGTGGAAGGCGGTCATGCGCTGGCCCGATCACGGCGTCGACAAGTGGACGCGGGACATGGCGGACGACAATCCGGCCAAGGCGCGGGCGAACGTGACGATCGTGCATGCGGTCTATCCGCGCCGGGGCGGGGAGGCGGGTGCGTTCGCCGAGGCCAAGCCCTGGGCGGAGGTCTATTTCTGCCGCGACGAGAAGGTGATCCTGGCGGAACGCGGCTATGACAGCTTTCCCTACGCCGTGCCGCGATTGGATGTCGAAGACGGCTCCGCCTACGGGACGGGCCTCGCCTGGTGGGTGCTGCCCGAGGCGCTGGTGCTGCATTCGCTGCAGCAGGGCGTGGAGACGGCCGTCGAGCTGAAGAACAATCCGCCGCTGATGGTGCCCAAGCGCATGTTCGGCAAGGCGCTGGACCGGCGCGCCGGGTCGGTGAACCAGTATGACGCGGCGGGGCTGGGCTTCCAGAACGCCAGCCAGGCGATCCAGAAGCTGGACATCGCCGGCAACGTCGAGGTGGCCGCCGCCTACATGGAGCGGCTGGAAGGCAATATCGAGCGGGCGTTCTTCACCGACTGGATGACCCTGCGCGATGCGTCCAACGTGACGGCCGAGGAGATCCGGGATCGCCGGGATCTGCGCATCCGGGCGATGTCGAGCTTCGTGCCGGGGATTGACCGCGACTGGATGGGGCCGGTGGCCGACCGGACGCTGGAAGTGATGGCCGAGGAAGGCATGCTGAAGCGCCCGCCGCCGCAACTGGGCGGGGTGGACGTGGACTGGGACTATAACGGCCCGCTGGCCATCGCCCAGCAGGCGGGGCAGGTGGAAAGCATCCAGCGCGCCCACCAGATGGCGATGGTCGCCCGCGATATCGACCCGTCCAGCGTCTATGTGTACGCGATCGAGGAAGGCCTGCGCGCCGCCGGTGAGGCGCTGGCGCTGCCGCCGGAGACGATGCGCAGCCGCACCCAGGTGGCGGAGATGCGCGCCCGCGACGAGCAGGCCCGCGCCATGGCGGAAAACGCCGAAATGATGAAGCAGGCCGGGCAGGCGTTGCAGGCGTCCGGGCAGGGCGCGGCGAACCTGGCCACGGCGGACCAGATCCAGCAGGGCGGAAGGATGGCGGCGTGATGGATATCGGGACGCAGGGATTTTGCGGCACGTGCCCGTATTGGGCGGCTGCGCTGGGGCAGGGTGGCGAGGTTTCCTCGCGCGGTCAGTGCCGCCGGCTGCCCCCCTATGCCGGCATAGGGTTTTCGAGTGTCTGGCCGCTGGTGAATTCGCGCGAATGGTGCGGTGAGCATCCGGCGCGGGCGGCGCTCCTTGTGGATGAGGCCCCCTCCGTCTCGCTTCGCGAGCCACCTCCCCCAGGCCCGCCGGGCGGGCCTGCCCCCCTCGCTTCGCGAGCCACCCCCAGCGGGGGTGGTTTGGGGGGAGGAACTGGGGAAGATCCGTGGCCTGATTGCCCGGGTTGCGGCGCGCCAGCAGGGACGGCCTGCAAAACGAGTTGTTCGGAGCGCCGTGCGCGGAAGCGGGCGTATGATGCATTGCAGCGCCAGGGCAAGGCCGCATGAGCGCTGGTGAGTTTGACGGTCCGGCGCTGATTGCGCGGATCAGGGCGGGGGATGAGGCGGCTTTGACGGCGGCCTATCTGCAGACGTTCGGCAATGAGCTGGGGCGGCTGGTGCTGGCGCATGTCGCCGGGCTGGCGGGCGTCGGCATGAAATACGGCGGGGCGCCGGACCTGTGGTCGCTGGGCTACCACATGGGCGGCCATGACCTGGCGCTGGACATGATCAATCGCGCGGGTTTCGACCAGGCCAGCGCGATCTCGATGGTGATGACTGGTCGATTGGAAGGACCTGAACATGAGCGAAGCGCAAACCTCGACGACAGAGACCACGACCCAGACCTCGGAGACGGGTGACGCCGGCGCAGCGGCTGCGGCTGCGGCTGCGGCTGCGGCGACAGGCGGCGGCGAGGATACCCCCTGGCATTCGACCCTGCCGGACGATCTGAAGACCCAGCCCGGCGTGATGCGGCACAAGACCCTGGCGGACGCCATCCAGGCCGGGATCGCGGCGGAGAAGCGGCTGGGGGTGCCGGCGGATCAGTTGGTGCGGTTGCCGACCAAACCGGACGACAAGGAGGCCTACGGGGCGATCTACAAGGCCCTGGGCGCGCCAGACGCGGCGGACGGCTACAAGCTGGACCTGACCGGCGCCAGCGACGACGACGTGGCCACGGTGACGGAATTTACCAAGGCGATGCACGAGGCGGGTCCGTTCCCGCCGGCCTTCCTGCAGGCGGCGGCGAACTGGTATCGCGCCGAGACGGCCAAGGCGGCCGAAGCGCAGGCGGCGGAAGATGCGGCGCTGACCAAGGCGGCCGAAACCGAACTGCGCACCGAATGGGGCGCGGCCTATGACACCACGCTGAAGGAGATCGGCAAGCTGATCACCGACCTGGGCGGCGAGAAGCTGGCGCAGGAGCTGGATCTGGACAGCAAGGTGGGCTCGTCGCCCGAGCTGGCGCGGTTCCTCAAGAAGGTGCTGGACAAGCAGGCCGAGGGCGGCCCGACGGGCGACGGCCAGCGGGCGGATGTGGGGGGCGGGGCGATGACGCCGAGCCAGGCCTACGCCGCGCGCGCGGCCCTGGAAGGCGACCCGGTGAAGGGCGCGGCCCTGATGAACAAATCCCATCCGCAGCACGCCGCTGTGGTGGAGGAACGCAACCGCTATCTGGCCTTTGAAAACCCGAACGTGGCGGCCGCCGCGCGCGCTTGACGCGCGCCCCCTCCACCACTTCGTGGTTTCCCTCCCCCGTCGTCTTCGC